TATGTCTGGTAGCTCTAAATCAACGTGTAGTTCTAGTACACTGTACTCATTATAGTCGGTAAGGGGTGCTGATATACCTTGTAACTCGTCAATTTTCTCTTTCGCTTCATTATATTCTAAATCTATACCTGCTTCACCTATAGCTATGTCTCTATATACACCGTTTTTCTGTAATTTTTTAAGGTCATTACCTGTCATACTTACTACGTGAGTAAATCTAGGGCTAGTTTCAAGGTCTGTGGTCTCGTAAGATACTACTAAGTCCTCAGCTTTTACTAGCCTACTAGTAGCTCTACCTAAAAGATTGTCATAATACACCTTTTTGAAGGCACTACCAGCTAACGGTAAATAAAATAATAGACTGTCCATCTCTGGGTCATACTCTTGCATAACCTCAGTGATTTGATAATTCATAAATTCTTTTACACGTTGACTTTGAGCAGCAACTTCTGGGCTTTCGTTGCCCATAATTCTAGTTTTGACTGGTCCGCCAGACGGTAAAAGTTCTTTGTAGGCTTGAGCTTGAAACTGAGTTACAGCTTCACTCAATAAAGGATGATGAACACCTGTAGCTCCTGGGAATGGCTCTTCACGTTCTTCTGTTTTTATGCCTAGTAAATCTAGACCTTTAGTAAAAACATCTAGCCAATCTTTACGGGAGTCTTTGTCCTGTTCAAATGCATCAAGTAGTTCGTTCGCCAATGTATTAAGCGAGGAGGAATCCAGCACTTCCGCAAGATTGACCTGATGTTCAGTAACTATAACCTCTTCCTCTTCAAAAAGGGGAATTAAATTACCTCTGGGGTCAACTTCAAAAGCGGAAGTCATTTCACCTTGAATGTCCATGTCTTCTGGGAGTTCAACTTCAAGTGATTCTTGGAGTTCTTCAGGTAGTGCTTCTACTACCATTTGCTCCATAGGATTTTGTTTTTCTATTGCCATGTGTTAATAATAACTTATTTTTCGTTTGGGATATAGTTCTTCGTCTTCGTAATCGCTAGGCAATCTGACAAAGCCACCTTGTCTAAAACGCAGTAAGGCTTGAGTTGTTGAGTCTACTAAGTCGTCGTGGTCTCCTGCAGGAAACATAGCACACTCTTCTATAACTTCGTTAGCCCATTTAGTATCAGGTGCCCAAACCATACCTGACTCAAAAAGTGGTGCACTTGCGTTTACTCTAGCTACTTTATCATTTCCCTTTGAGGGAGTAAAGTTCTGTACAGGTATACCTATATTACGCAGTTCTTGCGTAAGGGGCATACCACTAGCTTTAGCTTCTATAATAGTTACGTCAGGTTCCCACTCATGATATTGTTGTAAAGCTATAGCTTTTAATTCAGGAAAGCTGTACCGCCCTTTTATAGCGTCTAATAAAATAATGTGTGGAGCTGTGCCGTCGTAAAAATGTTCACCTACGCTACCTTCAGGATAAAACACCCCCCACGTAGTAATAGCAGAATAGTCAGCCATCTCACGTTTTAAAAATGCGGTATCGTAACTTTGAATAATATAGTCACATCTAGGTGGCTTTTCTTTTTCCCAAGTGTTCCACCACTCACGTTTAATAAGTGCACCCTCTTCTGACGTAGGATTCTGCATGTATTGAGCGTGCCACTTTGGTCCGCCACGTAGGGTAGCTTGTACACTTTCTAGTTCTTCCTTTGACCAGTATTCTGGCCACAAAGGCTCACCGCTAGGTAATATAGCAGGTAGCTCAATAAGTTCCCATTGATCTGCTTTAGGGTCACGTGCTGCGTCTTTTAGTAGCCTACCTGTAAGGTCGTTCACGTTCCACCGTGTCATAACTATAACTATGGCACCTCCTGGCTGTAGCCTTTGGCGTGGTCCTGAGGTATACCAATCGTACGTATCTTCCATGCTTCTTGGATTCATGGCGTCTTGTTCTGAGTGAGGATCATCAATAATAAATAAGTCCGCACCACGTCCCGCTAACGCACCGCCGACACCTGCTGCGTAGTATTCACCTTTCAGTTTAGGGTTACGTTTGTCTTGGGTTTCCCATTTACCTGCAGCTTTTGAGTCTGGGTTTATTAGTACGTTAGGAAATATTTTTTCAAAGTCTTCCGTTAACATTAAGTCCCTAATCTTTCTACCGAACTTAACCGCTAAGTCTGCGGTGTGCGTGGCTTGTAGTATTTTTAAACTAGGGTTACGTCCTACTAAATATGCAGGAAAAAAGTGTGAAGCAAACTCAGACTTAGTGTGTCTAGGAGGCATATTGATAATGAGCCTCTTTGCATCTCCATCAGCTATCTCATGGAAAGACTCAGCAATTATTTGATGGTGCCCCTTACCTTTTTCTTTTGTTTCTTTTCTGTAAATAAAATCTTGCCAAACAGCTTCTGCAAAAATTAAAAAATTATCCTGGCATAACTTGATCCACTCTAATTGCTTTTTAAGAATTAGATCCTTTAATTCGTCTTCTGTAAGATTTTCAATATTCATACCGTTTGGGACCCTAGTATATTTATGTATATTGCTTTGTAAACCTCTTTGCACAGCAAAGCCCACGCCTGAACGCGAGTTGCCAGTTCTGTTTCGGGATTGCAGGTCGTTGGGATTTAAGAGCCTTCTATACGATAGATACACCAATGGCGTGATATACACGCCATTGGTTAGTGTTTATTATTCTTCTGTATTAAGTAACGCTTGGGTTAGCGTACTAAACTTTGTGAGTATGTTATTCTTAAACTCATCTATAATAGGATTGCCAACATTCTCTAGAATATGTTTTTCACATTCGCCCATTAGTAATTGAAACATAATCTCATAGTTCAACTGTTTCTTTTGCCCATTACTAATAACCATGTCAGCAAGTTGTGTTGGCGATTTCTCGCCAACCCTTTCAGCTAATACTTGTGCAATATTAATTAAACTATTGTTGGGCATTGTCATCACTCCCAATAGCTTTGTATTCACTATATTCTAATTCAGTTGTGAACTTGTTATATAAATCATTGTGAGCAATTTTGAAATTTGCTGTTTCAAATTTCTTACGCTTACGATTTATTTTTTGAACTCCAAAACTATTGCCGTTCTCATCTTGGACAATGATTAAGTTTTGATTAGTTCTCTCAAACACATCAACAATATTTTGTTTGATTGTGTCTATCTCTTTATTAAGTCTATTAGACTTTAGCTTTAATTGAGCATAAGCAAGTACAACTTTTTTTTCGTCTTGCTTTAGCTTCTTTATTGCATTTGTCATTTTTACCTCTTTTGTTGTTTTGACTATTAACTCTTATCAAATCCCATGAGTATTGCAATACATTAATTTAACTTTTTTTTATCTTTTTTATTAAGTAAAGCGTGAAAGCTACTAACATTTGGCTCAACCTCTAGTTTTGTTTCTATTCCTTTTAATAAAGCTTCAACGAACTTGGTGAATTCTCGCTGGTGCTGTTCCCCAACTTTTAGTTTTGTTTTATCTTTATCATTAGCCAACCGAGAACGAGACGAGCCGACATTGTCGGCTCGTTTTTTATCTTGCGAACTCATTACCAACTACACCAATATTCAACGACTTTGTTTTCACTTATCGCTTGTTCACAAAATTTTAAAAATTTGATGTCTTGTTCTTTGTACTCCTTGACACTTTCCTCTTGGAACTGTTGCCCCCAGAAAAAACCATCTTCGGCTACATAGTCAGCAAAGCCCTTTTGGATTTGCTCAGCTAACTCTTGAACGACCTCTTTAGTCATATAGCAGGGTGCGTCTTGGTCGCCATTAAAACCCAAATGAGATAAATGTCCGTCTAACTCAATAGAGGGATTTTGTTCTTCCCATTTCTTCGCCATGAACTGTTGAAGTCTTGCGTGTTTTCTCCAAACAAAAACCTTTTGGTCTTTGCTGTTGTCATTCATATAATAATCTTCCCAATCAATTTTCTGATTACGAAGATGTGCATGTTGGTCTAAACCCATATCTTTCTCCTTTGTTAAGTTTATTCCGTGTCTTATCTTATCCCATATATCAATGCAACAATTATCTTTTAGAATGTTTTTAAGAATCATTCTAAACTACAAATGTAGTACATTGTGGTTACCACCAGATGTTCCGCATGGCAGTCCTGTGATGCTGTACCTTTCTTTACCAAACCACATTTCTTTTCCAAACGAGACGAGATCCGTAATCTGACACAGCTCACCTTCGCTGCGGGGATGGTGAAACCATCTGCTGCTGGAGCTCGTGACTAGTCAGGACGAGACGAGACGACATCATAATATACCAACGAGCGAGAGCACCAGGATCCCGGTGATGGCCATCGTTAAAGATGGCCAAAGCAGTAGCAGTACGAGCCATACAAAAACGATACTCAAGCTTGAGCACCAGCTTCCGCTGCAGGTGCCTCCTGATCCA